GGCTTGGAAAACAACCTAACCTACGTCCATCGTACTCAATCAATCTGACCGCACGGTCAAAATTGCGAAATATGACGGAAAAGCTAGTCAAGAAGGCAATCCACATGGAATGTCCTCCCGAACTTGCAGAAGCAGCCATTCACGGCTACCGACGCAGCGACGACTCAGCAACAGCAGGAGAACAGGATTTTCTGAAAACTGACCAGCCGAGATTTCACGTTATACGTGACTATCACTACCACCGGGCTCTAAGAGTATGCGAGAAACTATTTCGTCCTTCACGACGATTGAAACCTATTTCGTTTCCCGACCTACGCTACTACCCCTGGAAGTTGAACACGAGTGCAGAAGCACCGTACACTTCATCACCTTACTGGAAAGAGGAATTACTACGCAAAACAAGAGAAGGCGAGACGCTAGACCCGTACTCATCATTCCACAATCTCTACAACGAGATATTTCATATCAACCGGACATTAGTTCACGAGATAAAATTCGGAATGCCCCAATTCTGGGACAACAAGACAGGCCTACCTATTCCATACAAATGGACGACCCTACACTCACGCGCACACACAGTCAAATCTGACCAACCGGACAAAATCCGAGCAGTTTTTGGCGTACCGAAACTTCTACTTATGGTAGAAAACATGTTTCTCTGGAATCTCCAGAAGGAATATCTGAACGGCAACGCTGATTCACCAATGCTCTGGGGTTTTGAAACAATCCGCGGCGGATGGATGAAACTTTGGAATAAACTATCCCACAAACACCACAATACTGTTATCTCAGCAGACTGGAAAGGCTTTGACCACAAAGCACTCCACGAAGTTATCGACGATACACATGCTATTTGGCGTGGATGGTTTGACTTCGACAAAGGCTACGAGCCCTCGAAATCCAATTCATTCGATTATTCACACACGGAAACCGACCCTATCAAGATTCAACGACTCTGGGACTGGATGTCTTATTCAATTAAGCATACACCCATACTCGGCGATTCGGGTATGTTATACCAATGGCAATTCAACGGAATAGCCTCTGGTTTTCAGCAAACCCAACTTCTCGATTCTTTCGTCAATGCAATTATGCTATTGACATGTTTATCCTCTTTAGGCATAAACATAGAAGGAGACGATTTCTCGCTATTCATCCAAGGAGATGACAGCTTATCCACATTCGCAGAACACATCTACGCACAACACGGACAAAGCTTTCTTACATCCCTTGCTCATGAAGGCAAAACACGCTTCAACGCAGATCTATCACTAGACAAGACCACATTCGGCACATCACTCAACGATGTCGAAGTTCTTAGCTATGGAAATACCAACGGCATCGCAACCCGCGACCCCGCAAACTTACTTTCCAAGTTACTCTACCCTGAAAGACCACGCACACTCGAAGCAACAGCA